TCTTCTGATACAGCGGCCTGCTCAACCTGATAAACGGTGGAGTAATTGGTCATCCAACAGCCGAGATAAACAGTGACTACAGCATATAGACCGGGATTACCTAGATTGTTAAGTCCACCCTCATTAGGGACATCGGCTCTTACAGCCTGTCCAACATTTGGATCATCTGAAGCTAGCTCGGAGAAGACGATCTCAGTCTTGATATCAAATGGCCACTTGTGGTGCTTGAGGGATCTAACTAGACCGCTTACGCCTGCCTTGTAACCGAACATCTGCATGATATTGGCGAGGTATAGAGCATGACGATTGACAGTCAAGGACATTGGCTGGGTCACACCGGGGACTAGTTCTGCGATCTGATCACCATAGCCTAGACCACGGACAGTATCGACATTCTTGGTTTCGGAAACGTTAAATGAGGTAGTTACACCCATTTTAACAAACTTACCCACATCAACAATGCCGGAGAAAATTTTGAACCTGCTCGAAACTACGGTTTTAGTTTGTGCGCTAGTTCCTTGAAGGTAAAGATAGTTGTCGGCCATTTGAATTATACTCCTCTTTCTAAGAGATTAAAATATTGTTTCCTTAAATTACTCTTCGGAGGCAAGAGATAGGCCCATAAACTTCATTGATGATTCTTTTCCAAGTGTCTTTTTAGCTTGACTTAAAGCAACAGCCCAAGGATTATAGTCTGGGTCATCTCCCTTAAACTCTGGCTTCTTCTTTAATTCTTTTACAATCTCTTCAGCTTTGTTCTTTACAGATTCAGGTTGGCCCTTGAAAGCAGCTTCTTTCTGGCTCTTTGACTTATGGCATTGTTGACAAATTTTATGATCTGGCTTATTGGGGCTAAAGGGCTTCTTGCACTCTTCACAATTGACTGATTTGCTAGCCTTTTTCACACATTCACATTTGCCACCAGAAGTGCATTCGCATTTTTCGTCTTTCTTACACTTTCCACAGCACTCTTTAGAAGACTTCTTTGATTGCTGTTTCTTAGCATCTTCAATGGAGTCTTCAGCTAAGGTTAGAACGTCAAGTTGCTTGTCTAGAACTTTTTCTACTTCAGCTAGTTTCGTTTTTAGACGAACCATATCTTCACCAGCAGATTTAACTAGAGCAGAGTTATTAGCAACTTCTACGGTTTTCTTATAATCGAAGAAAATTCCAGCAACTTTTTCGCCTAGATCCTGAGTGAATTTAAGAGCCTTTTTGGTTTCAGTAGAAGTGATTTCAGAGGAGGCAGTCTTAGAGGACATCTTATCATTCATTAGTGCTTTATTGTCCACAGGAGCTTCTTCCAGAGGTAGCTCATTATTGGGGGTCTCTTCGGCAGGGGCAATATTCAAATCATCAAGGCCGGTTCCACCACCAACAGAATCCACACCCTCATCTACGTTCTTGGAATAGAAGTCGCCTTCAGCGAGTTTATCCTGAGTTGACTGGATAGCCTTCACAATAGACTCATTGAGGGCTAGAATGGCCCTTTCTACTTCCTTAGGCCATGTTGCAGGATTGACAGGATCGCCCAGATTGGTCCACTCATTTTTTGCAGCCTCTAGAAGAGAGACTATACCAGAATCCACTGAAGTTTGTTCTTCAGATTCAGACTCTTCGGCTGCTCCACCTTCTGCGGCTAATTTGAGATTCAATTTTGAATGTTTATCCATTGGTAATTCCTCTTTATGCTGTGGCTCTTCTAATGAAGATTGCTTTCTTTCTACGATTGGTGCAATTTCTTGAAGAAATTGGCTATCACTAAATGGGGCTACAACCTTCTCATTTAAAGATTTTTGGGTTAAGTTAACTAGATATTTTGCTATTACTCCAGCTAGCATTCCTGTATTTAATCTAGTTGCACCGGGAACAGTTTGCTGCAAATCGGTAACAACTTTCGCTGCTATGGCCTTTTCGCCACGCTTATTGAGCAAATCGGCTAGGGCCATTCTTTTTGTTTTTACATAATCAAGGATCTGTTTTGCAGTATCATTGACATCGGCTTCTTTTTCCAAAGAGCCTTCCTTATCCTGATAAGTTTTATCCTTTTCATACTCTTTTGAGGGGTTGCTAGTTTTTTGAGGAAGATCCAGTTCTTTGACTTGAGGATTATGTTTATCACATATGATCCCTTTATCCTTACAGTCGGAACATTCTACTTCGGCTATAGCCCTTTTTCTCATCATGTTAGATTTCATTTTGTTACCTTTAGGCTGTTGCATCAGGAAGTTGAGTTAACTGAGCAGGGGTAATTGCTCTTAGAGAAGTCATAGCGGCTTGAATACGAGTATCCATTTCAGCGGCCCAGGCAGTGGCGGCGTTAACTGGAGTAACAGTAGATCCAGTAATGCAGTCTAAAGTTCCTTGAACTACAGCGGGTTGACCAGGAAGGGCAACAGGAAGAGCAGACATAAATCTAACTGGACTACTAGATAGAGCAGTTGTGATTCCAACATTATATGTCGATCCGGCTACTGAAAAAGTAAAGGTTTGCATGGACACAGAATCAGTAAAGGTGCCAGACATATTGACAATAGGATCACCATAAGCAGCAATCCTTTGTCTATCTGAAGCATCAGTTACATCTCCTACAAAACTAGGCTGTAGGGTGACAGTGACAATATTGTTTAGATGTTGTACTACTGGATGGATCTTCATTATTTATCCAAAGGAAAAAATGGGGGAGGTTTAGTCCCCCATTATCAATTAAAGGCTGGTGGTGATTGTTAGAGCTACATCAATCCAAAGTAGGGAGAAGATGGGCTTTAAGGTGAAGGCCACATGAACTACCGTAGGATCGGAGGCATCGGGAGTGACTACTAGATTCTTGTAGCCTTCGATGATTTCATTAGCAACTAAGGTTCCCAAGGTAGAGCTAGTTACGATGGAGATAGAATTCAAGGCAGTTTGTAGTAGCTTACGGCCAATGAACTGGTCTAGAGCGGAACGAACCTGCTTGCGAGTGTAATCCACAATCAAGCGGCTAGTAGGTTCTCTCTTTAGCACTGAAGAATTATCAGTGGTTACCCAGTGACGAATCTGTAGTGAACCATTGTTATTGTAGAGGCAGGTAATACCGTCACCAGCCATTAGGTCCAAGGTGGGCTCATCGTAGGAGGCAATTAAGCTATCGAAACCAACTAGGCTGCTACGAGTTAGTGTAGTAGCTACGTCAATCGCGGGGTTAATGATTGCACCAGCCATGGCAGCGGCAACGAACTCTCCGCCAACAGCGTACTGAGCAGTCTTGCCACCAGTGGTTAGGGAGATTAGGGCTCCGGTAACACCCATTGCAGTCATTCTGTCAGAAGCGATGGAACGAGCAGATGATCTCATGGTATCGGGGGTATCGTAGAAACTGAAACCATAGACTGAGGTAGCTTCACCGGAATTACGTTGAGCGGCCTGAGTGATGAGGTAGCGGTTTAGATACTGAATAACCACAGGAGAAGAAGTTAGGGGCTGAATCATATCGCACTTGCGATTGCTTCCGGGTAGGGGAGCAGCTAGAGAAGCGATAGCGGACATGTAGGTTTCATCAGAAGCGGTGGTTAGACCGGTATCAGTTGGAACCTGCAAGCAGGCAAAGATTTGTCCACCATTCTGCACATAAAGCATGGCAGCTAGAGAGAGCTTATTAGAAGGAGTAGGCTGACCATAAGCAGCGTAAGCATCAGCAGTGTTAGTGTAGAGTCTTAGTGCCATATCAGCAGCGGTCTTGGCTACCGAGTAGGTGGCATAGTAGAAATCACCAACAGCGGGGGTATTGCCAGACTTGTTGTAAGTGGTGATGATGTTGGTATCAGGGTTAACTGAACCTCCGCCAGAATCTCTCATTCCGTAGGTTGAGACAACTTCAACCTTCAATCCTGGCATAGCGATTGTTGGAACAACTGAAGTCACGCGACCAGCAGCTTTACTAACGATGAAGGTGAGGGTATCACCTGGACGATAGTGATAAGAAGGAGAGGGTAGGACAGTGTAGCCAAAGTTTAGAGCATCTAGAGGATTGACTAGAGTGAACTTGACACCAGTTCCAGCATCAATGTAAGTCTGGTTTAAGTAGCCAGAAGTTCCTACAGGGGTTCCACCACCAGACCAGTTAGCATAAGCTGGAGTAGTAGCACCACCAGTTAGGGAGAAGCCATCTGCTAGGACTTGTCCAGAGGTTCTGGAAGAAGTTACCTTGTAGCGATTAGCATAAGGGGTAGTAGCTAGGTTCTGTCCACCGGCTAGGGTAGCCACACCACCAACAGTTACCTGAGTGGAAGAAGGAATACCGGAACCAGGAACCAAAGAA